AAGTATCTACATCAAGTGCTTGTAGCCATGCTTCGTCAAGTGCGTTCTCTGAGTCAATAAGAACTACAAAGATTCCTTGATCTTGTGCTGACTTAACAATGTTGCCTGAACAAATGTATGATTTACCTGCACCAGACTCACCTGCAAATACAGATACCTTGCCTAGTGGAATACCTTTGTTCCAGTCACCTGAAATAAGATAGTTGAGTGCATAGTTGCCTGTGCTAATCCAATCAGTTGGGTCATTGAACCCTGCACTCATGCCTGTAATGGATTTTGTAAGCGATGTCCTAAACTTAGTAGGATCAAATGCTTTAGTTGCCATATGTATCTCCTAATCTAAAAAGCAATGGGGGATTGCTCCCCCATATAATTTGTTATTGTCCTTGACGGTTTCTAATCATTGCTAGAATGTCTTGTGCATTACCTTCTGCAGGAGCCGCTTCAGCCGCAGGTGCTGCCGCTGGTGCTTCTTCTACTACAGGTGCTGCCTCAGGTGCTGGTGCAGGAGCAGGAGTAGTAGCCGCTGGTGCTACTGGATCGCCTGTACGTGCCGCCATACCTGCTGGACGGAAGTATTGTCCCCAACGGTCCATGTCAAATGCTTCACCGTCTACTGACGCTTCAAACATTTCTTGCATGACCTTAAGTTCTACTTCACCTGGCTTTTTAGGTAGGAAGTCATTTAGATTAAACAAGCCGTTGTTGTTAACTGCATTCATTTCTGCATCAGTTAGTGGACGCTCTCTACGAGCCCACTGTGAAGTAGAGTAGTCTGCGTATCCGCCTTTTGAAGTTTTGTTAAGACGGAAGTCAACACCAGCAGTATAATCTGTTGGCAATTCTTCCATATCAGGATCCATAAGAGCCTGTTTAATGATTTGGAAGATTTGAGGACCAATAATAAATCTACGGATTGGATTTTCCGGAGTAGTATCCTCTGCAATTGGATTGTCAGTTACAAAGCCTTGGAAAATATAAGAACGTTTTTTCCAGTACTTACGACCCATATCTTCTAGACTTGGATCTTTAAACCAGCCACGTACTTCATTAAGAATGTTACATGTCTCGCCGTACATTTCCATACACGGAATTTGTACTTGTACTGGCTTGCTACCAGTTTCACCTTTCACACCTGCGAAAGGAAGTTTAATCATCAAACGTTCTACCCAAAAGAACGTATTATCTGCGTTGCCGTCTGGCAAGAAACGCATAGTAGAAGTTTCACCTTCTTTCATGTTCCAAAATGGGTAAATTGCGTTGTCGCCGCCGCCTGAAGAATTACCTGATGAACGGTTTTCTTGTTCTTTGAGCTTTGCTCTGATTTCTGCTAATGATGCCATAGTTATGCCTCCTTAAATTATTGCCTATGTCTATGTGCCTTTAAAGTGTATAGCACATACTGTATACTATACACTCTTAAGATCAAAAGTCAAGTGTTTTTTTGACTTTTTTTGCCTTTTTATTAAAGATTCGCCAATTCGCGAATTCTATTGAGCTCGTTTGAGCTCTGATTCATCTCAACAAACTTGTGTTGTACTGCTTCGATGAACTTTTCTGCTACAGGAACGTATTTGTCACCGTAGTCTTTTTCTACCATTGTTAGAACTGCTGTTTCACCTTTAGGGAATGATCCAGTTTCTCTATCAAAGTAAGAAAGAATAAATTCTGTTACTGGTACTTTAGCATCTCCGCTTTCTTGTAGTGATGTACCTGTTGGTTGTGGATCAATGTCATCAAATAGTAGTCCAAAGAACCATTTAATAACACGAAGACCGCCGATAATTGTTAAAAGTACTAGTCCTAGTGGCAACCAGTTTTGAGCCGCAATTTTTGCAATTTGGCTGATTGTGCTACCTTCAAATGATGGTAGAGCATCTTGTAGTTTCTTAGCCGCATCGCTTTGTGTTACTGCCTCAATGCCTGACTTGGCTAGATCGGTTGCTTTATCCATTGCACTGTCTAAGCCGCCGGTGCCGCCTGTAACTTGATTAGCAACATCGTCAACTTTGCCTGTAACTGCACCAACTGCTTGGTTGACCTTGTTAGCAATGTTATCGTTTGTTGTAGCGATCGTATTTTGTAAAGTGTCGAGCTTATCGCCAACTGCTCCAATATTATCTGAAATGCTATCTTTCAAATCGTTTTGCATATATTTTGCCGCACCAATAGTTGCACCAGTTGCCACAAGTGGTGCCGCAACGTTTGATTTTCCAATAGCACTTGCCGCTTGGCCAGCACCTTTGGCCAACCCCTTGGCCGCATCACCTGCTACTTTACCTGCGGCCGATGCCGCATCACCTGCTACTTTACCTGCGGCCGATGCCGCATCACCTGCTTTGCCAGTCACTTTTGAAATAAATGATTGACTTGGCATTTCAATACCTTTGTCAATTGTTTTACCTAATCCCGGAGCAACTTCGTCAGCTTTCTTTTGAGCCGCATCGACTGCAATTTTGTTAATATCTGCAAGTGCGTCTGCTTGTTGTGCTGTATCTGGAGCACCTTTTGGAGGTGTACCGTCGGCTGCTTTACCTGCCACACTTGCCGCATCGTCAGCACCTTTGCCAAATGCTTTGCCAATTGCGTCAATAGCGTTCTTGCCTGCTTTAGCAGTTTTGCTTAAAATAAAACTAAGTCCGCCTTCGTTAAGTTGTGCTTCAGCTAGTTGCGATTCGCTTAAACTAGAAGTATATGCTTTCCATAACTTTGTATGGCTCATATTGTTAAATTGCTCTAGTGTTGTTACGTTTTCGATAACAAAATCAATGTAGTCTTTCTTTTCTGTCTTGTGTTCTGCAAAGTTACCTAAACTTTCATCGAACATCTTGTCAAAATCGGGATTCATGTTTTCTCCTTTTGTTGCGTCTGTTAACTCTTCTAAAGATAGTTCTTTTGTCTTGCTGTTCTCACTTACTAGTTTATAGATATAAGGAAAAACATCTTTTAGTTCTTCATTAAACTGTTTAACAGTAAGTTGCTCAATCCAATCCCCTTGAATATCTTCCGGAACAACAACATCGTCCTCAGGAGAAAAGGCTTCGTAATATTCTCTGTAAAAACTTTCTTTTTGAAGTTTATGAATAGTGGTTTTAATTGTGTCTAAACGTTCGTTTACGGCATCAGCATAACCACCTAACCCTTCAGCCATTACAGCTGATCTGTTCATGTAAGTTTTAAACTTTCTTAGTTTTGATAATTCTTCAGAAAGTCCAATTACATGTTTACCAAAGTCGTCGTACAAGTTACCACCTTCACTAACGTGACGTGCTATTGCTCTTGCACCACTTAAATGCTTGTAAGGATATTTAAATCTTTCACCATCGGCGTTTTCAATATGAATACTTTTAATCTTTGTCGATCTATTTGTTTCATAATTCATACTTTCTGTATGTGTAATAATTAACTTTGAACTGCCAATATCTTGGAAGCTCTTTTTACTTGTGCCGTATAATTTTGATTCGCTCATTGTGGTGTCTCCGAATTTTTCCTTACGTAAATATTCGTAATCTCTTCTATCTAAATTGCTTTTCGTAATATCCCTTATATCAAAGTTCAGCATACGCTTTTTAGCAAACATTCTTAGTTCTTTTAAAAATGAATACCAGTTATCTTTGCCTATCTGATCTTCATCAAACAATTTCTGACTGTACATAATAGTTAAAGATTTTTCATCAAGAGCTAAATTTACGTTTTGTCCGTTTGTAATCTTTACATCAAAAAACCTAGCTTGGCCAGGTTCGTTAGTAATTGTGCTTTCTTGATTGCCAAGAGTTACGTTTTGATAACGTCCTCTAATTTTATCAAATAAATCTTTCGCTATGATATCTAACTTGTCCATACTGTATTTATCAATAACCACTAATGAATATAGGCATCGGCGGTTCATAATCCTCGTCTGTTTCTGCCTGCGTAAAAGTATTGTACACTCTTGGATCCCAATCTTTTAAAACACCCATCATTCTTATAGCAAGAAGTGTTGCACTTATAAGGTCATCCGTCATGCCTACTTTTGCTTGATAACTAGATCCTGTTGCAACGTAACCTTTTAGTTCTGAAATTAAGGGCTTTGAATGCACAATCATTTTATCATTTTCTATCATGGTTTTTAAACGACTACACGCAGTAACCTTTGTACTGTGTGTAGTATTGAAACCTTTGCGGAATTTACGAACGTGTCCTTTGCGGATAGGCTCACTGACGAACAAACCCGGAATGTTCTCTTCTCCGTAATCGTTTATAACAATAAGGGCAGCCTCGCCTAGTCCATTGTTTTCCACGCTCCAATAAATTCCTTGCGGGTTACTTGTGGTATCAGCAACATATTTACATATGTCTGATAAAACTCTAATTTGTCCTGGGATAGCAGTTGTGTTATGACGCCATTCTGCTACTTGTTCATATGTAGGGAGTTCTATAACTTGTATTGCGGCATAGTCGCCTCCTGTTCCCATGCTTGGATCAAGTGCAATACAATACGTGTACTCTGGAGATGGCTTTTTATACCAACGTGTTTGGCCCATATTAAGTATTGGACTGCCGCCTTCCATTACAGCAAGTTTAATTGAGTTAATTAATGTTTCGTCGAATACTAAGAATTCACATCCGTACTCACGACGGAACTTTTCTTCGCCAATACGTCCAATTTCTGCATCACGCCATTTTTCATCACGGTCGGGGTGTTCGTCCCAACTTGCTCTAAATGCATGAAATCCGTTAATACCTACTTCACTTTCGTTTCCTGACTCGTCAAACTTTTGTTCTGCTTGTTTCCAAATAGTAGCAAATGTATCTTCATCACTGTTTGGTGTGCTGGTAATAATAGCACGACCACCTGTTGCTAGTGTAGGTGATATTGAAGTCCAAAACTCTTCCGCAATGTTAGGTTGTACAAACGCAAACTCGTCACAGTATAGTAGCGAGATAGACATACCACGTCCTGTGTTGCCTGTTGTTGTTTGACTTACAATGCGTGATCCGTTTTCGAACTCAATGCTACCTTTGTTGTAACTTGTAACACCTGCTCTAATATGGTCTGGACACGTTTCATATACATAGCGTATACGTGCCATAATCTCCTGTGCACCTGTGTATTTGTGTGCGGCAATTAGAATAGTTTGATCTGGATTAAACATTGCATACCAAGCAAGATAGATAGCCGCACAAGTAGTCTTACCTGTTTGTCTTGGCATCATATTAATATTAAATCTATAACTGTGATATGAATGCATTAAACGCAATTGATATTCATAGGGATCGAATAAAAGTTTACCTTGCACAGGATGTTGAATAAATGCAAAGTGTCTTGCAAAATACAAGTATCCTAGATCGGGGTCCATACATTGAGCAAGATCTTGAATCTGCTGTTCTGTGTATTGTTCTCGTTGATTTGCTTTTTTGGTTAAAACACCATCTAAACTCTTACTCATGATCTACTCAAAATCAAAAAAGAAACTTAATGTTTTACGTTTGTCAAATGTAAAATCATTTACTGGAGAATGTAGCATTTGTCCGCTATACATTACCATTCTATTAGGACACGCTCCAATTTCTATATCTGGAACTGTGTCATACTGTGTCCTATAAAACGCTGTACCTCCACTCGATGTTTGATCGAAATATAACATACCTGCTACACCTGTATGATCAGTATGCGGCGGATGATACTTCGTGTTCTTTTTTGACTGTAGTACCTCCTCTGTTATTGTATACCTCAACAGCATATGCCAGTTTTTAATTGGCTTGCCTATAATAGATTTTATCTTGTTATATATTAATTTATCCAAATTTTCATCAAAGGTATGTACATGCTCTGTTTCATAAACAGGATATGCTTGTAATCTATTGCCGTAGTATATTCCGTACGGTTGATATATTGCATCAAATTTGTAGTCATAAAACTTTTCGTTTATTTCTTCAAAATCTTTAGGTTCTAAAAAACAATGATCGACGTAGAATCCGCCGCTTTCTATATAGTCCTGAATGTCCATGAAAATATTTACAAAAAAATAGCGGCCGAAGCCGCTATTATGAGTTTATTTTTGATTTAAGCCTTTACGCAATTATCAACTGTTTTGCCACCCTTTTTCTTGGTGCCCATACGCTTGTAGCCTTTCCAACAAGCCTTGCCGTCAACGCCTTTTTGCTTTTCTGTTTCTACAGTCTTTTTTTTTGATTCGTACATGCTTTTTAGTTCTGCTCTAAGTTTTGCTTCTAGTGCCATAGGATTGTCACCGTCTGCTGCCTTAGGATGTGCGTTCTTTTCTTTGTTAAGGCCGCCTGCTAAATCTCTAGTC